CAAGATAAATTTAAAAATATTATACAAACTAATGCGGAAGGAATAACTTTTAAAACACCTTCTGATATGGGGTTTTTTGCAGGAAAAAATTATTTTGAATCTATAGCTGGTGATACACAAAGGGTTGTTGGTGGTGATGATCATCATTTTGCACAAGGTAATCATACACAACAAACTGGTGATCATGCAACTCAATATGCAAAAGCAGCAGCTGATTTGCAAAAAATTACTGGTGAAATTGATAAAAAGAAAATGGATACTATCAAAAACACAGAAGGTGATGATTATCCATGTCCAGTTTGTCAACAAAAAATATTAACAGCAAGAGCACAAGCTCTTACTGATAAAGCATTTAAAGTAATTAGAAAATATCTTCCTAATTTTCCATATTCATTGGATGTTGTTCAGAAATATATAAACATGTTGGTAGTTCCATTTTTATCAACTACATCAAATCTTTCTTTAAATGGTGGTAAAGGATGTGGTAGTCCCGGTTGTAAAAATGGAATGATTAAAACTGCTCAAAAAGGTATTCAAAAAGCTAATACAGAAGCATCTGAAGCTATAAAATCACAACAAAGTGCTATTAATGATACACAGAAAAAAATGGGTGTTGGTGGATCAAAAGTAAAAAGTGATTCTGGTGATGTTCATTGGAGAGTTGGTTTAGCAAAAAACGATGCACCAACTGTTGTTGAAACACAAAATACTACAACCCATTTTGGATTTAATAATGGTGCGAAACCCGGTGATCCCTTTACAGCAGATTGTAAAGGGAGTGCAAAATTAGCTGTTCATTCTGATCCACTTATAAACCCCGGAAGTCTTTTTATTGATGTTGCTAATAAACTAACATTAGCAGCTGGATCTCCCGGCATTGATATTCATACAACTGGTAAAGTTACTTTAAATGCTGCTACAACGACCATTGTTGCAAATCAAGGTGAATTAACTTTAACATCAGCAAATAGAACTTTTATTAAAGGTAAAAATATTTTAATCGATGCTAAAGATCGATCTGGTGATACTGGTGTTAGAATAGAATCTGATAATACTATTGTATCGGGTAAACTTAATGTTAGTGGAGATTTAGCTCTTAAAGGATCTTTAATGATGGATGGTGGAATTTATTGTACACATTTAACAGTACCATCAGAAAGATTACCATCTGCTCCTGCTGGTCCTGCGCACCAAGTTCACTCTAATGCTAATTGGAATAATCCAATAAAACCACAAGCAACTATATATGATAGAGTTGATAAATCTTTAAAAAAAACAACAAGAGATACTTATAATTTTTTAACTTTTAATATAATAAGTCCTGCTGAAATTAAAACATTAATTGAAGAAGCATATTCAAGTATAGCATTAGCTGCTCCTGTGGATAATCATGGTTTACCAACTGGATACGCATGGGTTGCGAATTACAATACATTTATGCCATTAGATGTTTTTGTTGCAGGACCAACGGGTATAATGAAAGGTTATGTACTACCAGCAATGATACCAATTTACAATTATAATCATAATCATAATTCACCGGGTGGTAATCATTCACATGATACAACTGTTCCAGCATTTGATGGTCATGATAATGGGGCGGCTTCAAGAGCAGCAAGACCAAATCCTAGTCATGTACCAACACCAGCTAAACCTCACGGAATGGGTACTGCTCCGGGTGTTAAATCTTTGGGAGACACTTCATCCTGTGGTGGCGGTGGTGGTGCTTTTGGTAGTAAAAAACCATCACAAGCAGCTGCTGATAGAAATGCTGGATATGGTATTGCTGGCGATCCTTATGATGGAACAAATTATGTAAATGTAAATGCTGAATTTAATCCAGATGGTTCACTTAAAGTTCCACCGAAATTTAATATGTGTTAATATTACAGTTTACTTGAACTGCACTAACAATAGGTACATTTAATGCGTCCATTTTAGCAATATATGCTGTTGCTGTATTTGTATTGGTAAATAAACTAGCATAACTCTCATCAACAGATGCCATTGTATTATTAATCAAATATTGATACCATTCTTCAGCTTTATCTGGAGCTTGAATTAAATATTTATAATCAGGTATTTCATTACCAATTGCAATAATCATTGCTCTATTTTCAACATTTGATGTGCCAAAGTGAGTTAATATTGAAGTTGCACCAATTGTACAAGCAACTTCATTTTGAACATCAGTATAATATTTTATATAAACTGTTTTATTATTTTTATCTAATTTTACCAAAAACATTGGTGGGGTATTGTATGCTATCAATGATGCAACCCAACCATTACTTAAAAAATAAGTTTGTAAAAATTGACTAAAATAAGTTATATGGTCTTTTTTAATAGAATAAATATAATTATTAACATAATCTGTAACTTCTGTTGGATTAATTGGTGTTAGTAATTCATCAATAGTTGCTGATATTGGTGGAACTGTTAATGCACCATATTGATATGGTTTTTCGCCAGTTAAATCTAATGATAATAACACTGGAATTGTTCTTGATTCTTTAATAGGTATACCATCAGCATTACAAATTATATTTTCAATAACTTGTGTTCCTCCTGATTGCATGACTTCCGTTTGTGCAATCATTCTTGGTAGAAAATTTATAAAAGTCGCTGACATGGTTTCACCTAAAGATACTCTAGGATCACCAACGGCAGTTAAACCTGTAAAATCTGTAAATGGAGTTATATCAAATTCTGGTGGTTCTACTATAACAGGGCTAACAGTTTCATCATTTGCATATTGTAATAAATTACAAAGGAAAGGTAATATATTATAACCTCTATTCATGAAGTTAGCTGATCCAACAGGAAATAATGTTGAATCAAATGGCTTTTTAATACAATAAATATCTTCGTCTATATTACTCATCTAAAAAATTCTCCTGTTGTTGTTTAAAAAATATAGTTTTTAAAAATTCCATAATTGCATCACGATCTCTTGGTTTGCTAAACTTTTGAATAATTACTCTATCACCATTAGTATTGTATCCAAATAATAAATAACAATCCATATATTCAGAAATATTATTTTTTAATAAATTAAAATCTCTTTTAGATATAGCATTATTATTTTCATTTTCTTTAACCCATTTATCTAAGCTTTTTTGAAGCTCTAAATTATTAACGGCATCAAATACTTTTTTTTGTAATTCTTCAATTTGTTTTTTATCCATAGTTGAAGAATTTTTGTCTTCTTTAATTGGTTTTTGACAAGAAAGAGAAGGGTTATTGGTTGAATTCTTTTTCCTTACCATATGTAGAAGATTTATTGTTTATCCCATATTTAACCAAATATTCAATTACAGTCTCAATTGAACTGGTTTTTAATTTAAAACGTGTTGGTATAAATTGACCACCATCATGCAATTCAAAATATTCTTCGCCAAGATAATTATGATTATTATAACATGTTATAAAAACTGAAGTATATCTTGGGTCTACAACAACACACCAAGATCTGGCATCAGAATCTGCAAAATCACTAAATACTTTATCTGTTATATATCCAGAATCACGCAGACGTTTAATAAAATACCCTACAGTAGTTAATTTATTTTTTGACATACTATATCTTACCACTTATTAGTTATTTAACAAGTGCAGATATTATATATTTTAATTCTGTATTATCGTCTTCCTGTGTTTGAAAAATAAATACCTTGAATTGATTGTTTATTTTTACTTTAATAGGATTCTTACTTGTGGCAAGGTTCTTAAAAACTTCAATTTTAAGAGATAAAGGTGTATTAATAGGTTCACCTTGAAAAGCACTAGATACTTGTAATGAAACATTATCAATATTCTGCATTGTTTTATCATCAATATCAGCATACACTGCATCATCTTTAGTATAAAAATATATCTTATTAACATCTGTACTAAATGAATAAGCAGACATTATCTGCTTAATCTTACTTAAAGGTAATTCAAAAGTTGTATCAAAATTTAATTTTGCAATACTTTCTTGGTTAACAGTTGATTCTTTAATAATATTATCATCTACCACATGATATTTAAAATGAGTATTTTCTCCAGTTGCTTCATTGATAGATTTACATACAATATTATTCTCGTTGTATAAAAGCTTAAAATCGCCATCGTCGCCCAAGCAATCTAGCCCTGTCATAAACTTCTTAATATTGATTATATTAAGCTTAACAGGGGTAACATCCATTGGAAGATCTGTTTTAGCGTAAAGTATGACGCTATTATCTACAGATGTACAAATAGTAAATAATTTGCTACCTTCAACTCTAAGAACACAAGATTCTGTAAGCCTGTTGACAGGCTTTAATAATTTTTCCAAAGAAGTTTTTGGAATTGGGATTAGACATTCATTCATTTGCTTTAGGTTTGCTATTTTCTTGTAAGAACTTTAGCATACCAGCAAGTGTCTTGTCAATACTTTTTAAAGAATTTCTAATACTATCAACATCACTACGAGTTAAAACAGTTGTTTCATTTTTTGCAATAACTGTTTTTGTTTCTTTTGGTTCTGGATGTAATTTTAAAGGAATGTTACTGACTGTTGCTAATGGAATAGTTTCAACTTGCGGTGGTATATTTTGATTTTGTAATACTTCTGGATTATAACTAGGTTGTGCATCAGGAATTACAGAATGTATATATGCTTCTGATAATGGTGGTGCAAACCCTTGAGGCGTTTGTGGTAAATTAACAGGGTAAGAAGCATTTGGGTTTTTAACTTTATTAATAAAGTCATTAATATTAATTCTATTAGCTTGATTGGTGGTTCTTTCAATGGTCATTTTATCAACCATTTTCATTTGACCACCAACCATAGCCGCTAGTTTTGCTACCTCAAATGCTTCTTCCCTTTCGTTCATATTTTAGAGATCCTCTAAGATTTCTTTCATTCTCTTTTCTTGATCGGAAAGAGTGCTTGATGTGCTTACTGGTATATCAAAATCATCATTTGACGATTCAACCTTAACTTCATCAATACTATCATCGATTACAGTTGACTTATCCTTGCCCAAGAAATGAACATCAAGAAGATCCTTAACCTCATTGTAAGTCCTAACCTTGAAGATAGTATCAAGTGGCTTAATGTTTGCATGAATCTCATCAATAGCACTATCGGTTGACAATGCATCAATCTTTGATGGTGATGTAAAGCGTGAACTTACATAAGTTGGATAACCACCCTTGTTCTTCTCAACCTTAATATTAAGGTTGCAACCTGTACAAGAAAGATCAAAGATTCTGTGACCAAACTCATCCTTAAACTCACCGCTACGAGCCTCTTCAACAACCTTCTCAAGCTGTTCACCAGCATTAAGAAGCTTAATCTTACCCTCGTTCTCAGGGTTTGTTGGGTCTTTGACAACAAAGACGTTATAGAGCCATCTCTTGTTCTTTCTGGTAGGGCTAATACCATCAATAAGATCCTGATTCTTGGTAGCCCAAATCTTTGAACGATACTCACAGATAGGACACTTCTCCTTGTATGTATTTGGACAGAGGGTAGAAACCTTCTTGCCTGTTACGACACTATCCCAAATGTGTTGGGCGTAATGATACCAAGTCTTAGAGATATCCTCGACGTTGGGAATAAGACGAACTACATATGTCTTATCAGTCTCAAGTTTAAGGAAATCCTTAAAACCTGACTCGTAGTTTGGGGTTTTGTTGTTGATGATCTCTTGAAGTGATTCAAAGAGACTTGCGTTGTATTTGGTACTCATAATGCTAATAATATTATCACGTTTTAATGCTTCGTCAACTCTTTTTCTACAAAAAGTTTTACCTTTTGTGTGACTGCTTTAACAAAATCTTTTGTTGTTTTAGACTTTTCATATCTATCTTTAAAAGCAACAAGGTTCTCATAAAGATTTGTTGCAAAAAGATATAATTCATCTTTTGGTATACCACTTAATACACCAAAAATATCACCTAATTCAAATAAACAATAAGGATTTATCCTATGTTCTCTGTAATGATTAAGCCATGCATAACTATATCCAACCTTATAATTCAAATATTTGTTCAATGGTATGTTATTGTTAAGACAATATATACCAATAAATCTTAATCCATCTTTAATTTTATCAAGTTGCTTTTCTGGATTACGATCTTCCTGTTGTTTTTTATATAAAGCATATGTTTTTAATGCTCCTCTAGAAAAAAAGTAATTCAATGGTGGATATTTTTCGTCTGGATGTAAAGAATTAAAAGCATCAAAGTAATCTTCGCAATCGATATGATTGTATTTGCTCAAAAAATAAGAAATCTTTTGAAGATATGCGGCAACATTGGGTTCTAAATTAGAAAAATCTTGTCTTGCTTTGTATGGTTGACCTTTTCTAAAATTTTTGAGATAACAATTATAAATTCTTTTCTCAAAATTGGTAATGTTCATCATTTATTTTTAATCTTTGAACGAAATATCTTCTTATAGACATTTGGCGTAGAACCAAGATACGCTTTTATTATGCTTTGTAAATCAAATTCTCCTAAAAGTGTGAAATAAA